ATATACTTTCTTTTAAAGCAGGGTTCTTTTCAATTAAGGCCCGTGGGACGATGAGCTCGCCTGTTTCAACGTGAGCCACGGTATCATCACCGTAACGACCAAAGTTAGCCATCTTCTTGCCCACATCCGAAAACTGAGCAATACCGTTTGTGCCAAACTGCTCTCGTAGCTCTTCAGCCTCTAGTTGCTCTATCTGCTCATCGGACATTACAAAATCAGCAATACCGCCCGCAGGGATAACTTGTTGTTTAAGCGCTTGATTCATGTTTACTACCTTACCATGAAAGTTTTACTTGTTCAATCCTATATCTGCGATATAGCACTTGTTGTTATTCTAGTCTTAATTAGCTCTTGTATACTAGCTACAATATGAATTCTATTAGCCGTTCCTGCTTGCATTGAGATCGATTCTCCAGCTTGAAGCACTAAATCTCTTGTTAATAGTTCTGTTGTTGCGTGACCAGCAACAGTTTTATCAAACATTTCAAAAATATTATTATCAATATCTGTTATAAAAACTCTTACAGTATCACTATTATTACTATGTTCATGAACTAAAATCGAACTAATAACAGAAGAATTTGCTTCTGCTCCACTAGGTGCCGTATACAGCACTGTCGCATCCGTTGTCGTTAACAAGAGCTTTGCATTCGTTAAACCTTGAATATATTGAGGAATACTAGATACTAACATTATCGTCTTCCATCCTCTCTTATATCTACTCTTGGTGTACCAAGTTTATATTTAGTTCCTAATGATGTCGAATCAATTCGTAAAGCAAAAGATCTACCTCGTAAACGATAGTTTAATTTTTCTGTAAACTGTTCTACGGGACTAGTTGCTGTTCTTTGTGTGTTACCAGACTCACTTTGTGCAAAGTTTGCTCCTGGGAAGTTCTTAGTCTTTATTGTAAAATCTACATCTGGGTTCAAACTTGTTGACCCATTAAAAGTTATATCAGGCACAACCTCTCTTAAAGAAACATATTTATCCCCATCGCCTATATCTATTGGTGCAGATTCAATAAAAGATGTCATAGCTGATCCATCATCATCGTAACCCACTTCATGGTTGTATAAATATTGATCACCAGTGGCTACAGGTAAAGTTCTAATACCTCTGTCAAGCCATGCTTGACGAGCCATTGTTCCATAATACCATACTTTTTCTGAATAATTATAAGCAACATATTTATCTATTTCTGTGCTACCAGATGATGGATAAAACCATAAAAGCTCACTAAATTCAGAATTAACACCTACATGAACTTTATCACGCTCTTCAAAATTAAAATCTAAAAAGACTTTATCTTTAACAGTGCAAGGTAATTGTATGGTTTGACCACTACCATATACATAAAAAGTATCAACACCCATCCAGTAAACAGCGTCTTCTACCGCAATAGCAGAAGAAGGACTCATTATAGTTATATTCTTTGATAGTTCTTGCAAACCAAAAGTAAATGGCGGACCTATGAATTTCATGGCGTGTAATGTTTTATTTGTAAAAACAAGCAACTGTTGTTTTGTTTCAACCGCTTGAACAAAAGTTGATCCACCACCTAATCTTAAATCACCAGCTGTGTTTGTGGCAGTCGGAAACCAATCTAACGGATTTTCTTGTGATGAAAATCTAATTAACAACGGATCTTGTACCCCGTCTCCATCAGAAGAGGTTAAATCAGCACCAAAGCCATCGCACCCAAAAGCAATAACGTGTCTGTCTTGGTCAGAAACTAGAACTTGTTTAGCTCTTTGTGGGATACTTGTTTTTGTACCAGCAAGAGTGTTTAATTTCACGGCTCTTCCACTCAAGCCATTTGTTCTATCCCAATAATAAATAGCCCCATCTCTTGGATTAAGAATTAGATCTTCTCCAAAGTTATCGTGTGACCACAACCTAATCTGTGCACCGGGAACCGTGATCGATGCTGCACTACCCCATCCTACAAAGTCATCTGTTGCAAGGGTATTACCCACTGCCAATCTAACCAATGATCCGTTGTCATGTGTTACAGCGGTTGTGCCACTATGTCCACGGGTCACGGTCATTGTGTTATCATCAGCGGAAGCCGTAATAAGCATTAACTCGTTATCAATTAAAACAACATCGCCTTCTGTAGTCATACCTGTTTCATCAATAACATCAACACCTGTCTCACTTGCATCAAGAGCTTCGTTCAAAGTTGTTGATAAAGCTCCATTAGTTGTACCACTCCATTGTCCCGCACCCCAACCAGTACCACCTACGGTCACATCTAGACCTGTATTTAACTGATAAGCTCCAACAACACTAGCTCCACCATTGCCCGTATCAGAAGCATTGGCTGCAATAGCAGAAGTAATTGTGTATGAATTAGAACTTACAACAGATACAATCTTATATTCTTTATTAAGAACGGCAGCTGTTATATCACCACCTAAACTCACAGCCCCAGAGAAAGTTACAAAATCATTTTCGTTTGCTCCATGTGCTGGGTCTGCAACAGTTATTGTTGTTGAACCATTTGTAGCTGAAAAAGTGACATCCCCTGCACTGGTTGTAGCTCTAATAGGTGTGATGTCATTAAAGCCTTGACCTTCTTCAATATAATATTTTAATTGAGTACCTATACCTAAAAGATCAGCTCCATCTAATGTTACCCAGTTATGTAAACGTCTTGCCGAACCTTCAAAAGTACTTGTGGTATATTTAGTCCAACCTCCAATCTTTTCTGGAAAACCAAATCTAAATCTTACTTTATCACCATCAACATATCCACCTTCATTACTTTCAGATGTTATGTCTGATACAACTCCTGCTTTAAATTTTAATTTAGTAATAGGCATTATGCTGTGTTCCCTGCTACTGTTCCATTATTTGTTAGTGTAACATTACTTATACCATTAATATAGTTACCTGCAGCACCTCCTGATTGTGCGGATGTTCCGTTTGTTGGGGCACTTGATGGAAAAGAAATAGTATCTCCTGAGCCATCACCACCACTAACACCATTCGATCCTGCTTGACCTAATGCACCTCCATTACCTCCTGCACCACCAGCACCTGCATTCTCGCCGCCGGCTGATCCACCGGCTGCACCTGATCCTGCACTTTGATTATATCCTGCGCCTACACCACCTGCACCTGCTGATCCACCGGATGTGATAGATTTAACTTGTAAACTAAATGTAAAATCAAAATTATTATAATATAAATTTGTTCCGCCGCCTATGTTACTTAAATAACCACACAAATAGTAAGTAGTATCTGCGGATAAATTCATTGTTTGACCACCTGTATAAGTACCCCCACCTTGACCTGCGCTGGCAGAAGTATTACTTGTGCTTATATTTATTTGAGGGCTTCCATATCCAGAACCATAAGTTGAGGTTAATGTGGCACTAGTTAAGGTATAAGTTCCTGCGGTGCCTAATTGAAATGAACAATAAAACGGACCTCTGTTAGCGAGAGAGCCTCTAAAAAAGGTTGAAGCAGTAAACAAACCCCAACTTGTATTGACGGCTCCAGGCTGAGGGTTTGCACCATCAATACCGCCCCATTTTCTATCCGCTACAACACCCTGACCATTTAAATCATTACTACCACCATATCCAGGTGTAGTGCCCGCATCAAACCAAGATGGTGCATCATTTGCGGGTGCATTACTTCCACCATAAGGAGCACCTCCTTCATCTGTAAAATTATTTAAAGAAGCATTTATTTCAACAACACCGTTACCACCTGCACCGCCATTACCTCCGCCTCCTCCACCAGATTTAAGATTACCATTATTAACTATGTCACAAGCAGTACCTACAAAAATAGAATCACCACCAGTACCTCCACCAGCTGCTCCACCTTTACCATATATATTACCATTATTAGTAATCGTTATCGTGCCTACACCACCAGAAGGAACATTTATAGCATAACCACTAGTGCTTGTGGCTCCTACAGTAACGCCAGAGTTAACAACTATAAACTTAGGATAATCAAGAGTGAAATCAGAACCAAATATAGTGGATGCGTTTTGATTCGTTGTGTCAGAAGCTATAGTGAATTGAAAACCTATACCTGCTCCATAGTAATCATCTAAAGATAAAGCACCACTTATAGGTACACCAGAGGCTAAATGTGTAGCTGTATTATCGCCAGCCTTGGCTTTGATCTTGGTTCCTTGACGATAATAATCACCCATAGAAACAGGTGTATTACTCCCAGGACTAAATTCATCCCGAATGTCTGAAAGACTTATTGTTCCAGAACCAGTTAACGCCATTAGATTGATCCAAAAGCTGTGATATTTCCAGTAACAGTTAAATTACCACTGCTATCTAATTCAAATTTGTTTGTTCCTTGATAAGCTATTCTTAAAGTCCCCGCTGATTCAGTGATTGTATAATCTCCTAAATCAACAGTGGTTGCATTCATTGTCGCTGTTGTCATCGATGTTGTAGCCGTAACTGCTGTGTCCGCAGCCAAAGTTCCTGTCACAGAAGCACCCGTAGCAGATGTTGCTAACTTTGGACTATTATCATGATAAAGTGTTACGGCTCCATCATCAGCAAAAGTAGCCATGGTTTCTCCACCATCAGCACCACCTAGTAAAGATACTTGACTAGCCGAAATATTTAAATTTCCAGTACCACTGTCAACTATAAAAGAACCATTCGTTGCATGATGATATATTTTTAAATCTTGAGAAGCTCCAAACTGAAGTGTGTCATCAG